GGAGCAGGCGGAAGTAGACCTGGCCCAGGCGGCACTGGACAAGCAGGAACAGCAGGCACAACAAATACTGGCGGTGGTGGCGGTGGAGCTGGAGGTGGTCCAGCAAATCAAGCTGGTGGAGCAGGTGGATCAGGAATAGTTATTGTAAAAGAATTAAACAAAGCAAGTGGTGTGTGGTCAATGCAAAGTCAATATAGTGCAAGAAGAAGTGGAAATTGGCCAGATGGTTCTGTTGTACAAGAATTTAATTATTTAGTAGTTGCAGGTGGAGGAGCAGGTGGTAACAACAACAACCCGGGAGGATCTGGTGGAGGCGGTGGAGGTGGAGGAGCTGGAGGTTATAGAGCATCTGGTTTTGGTCCAAGCCCACTACAAGCAAGTCCAATATTTTTAGCTTGTGGAACTTTCAATATTACTATTGGTGCTGGTTCTGCACAAGCACCAGGTCATGCGCAACCAGGCAGTGATTCAATATTTAATGTTTGTGGAGTAGAAGGTACAAATAAGTTTACTGCCTCTGGTGGTGGAGGTGGTGGAGGATCAGGTTCTTCTGCAGGTAAACCAGGAGGATCTGGAGGTGGTGCAGGTGGTTCTGTGGTAGCTTCAAATTTTGCTGGTGGAACTGGAAATACTCCTTCTGTTAGTCCGCCACAAGGAAATGATGGTGGTTCTAATCAACCTGGAAATACCTCTGGTATTGCTGGTGGAGGAGGAGGTGCTGGTGGAACTGGAGGTAGTGCACCTTCAAATAGTGGAGGTTCTGGAGTGCCAAATACAATTACTGGTTCTGATGTTACATATTCAACTGGAGGAGCTGGTAGACCAAACAGTCCTGGTTCTGGACCAAGTGGTTCTGCAAATACTGGTAACGGTGGTGGTGGTTCGAGGTCTAATCCTACTTCTGCAGGTTGTGGGGGATCTGGTATTGTTGTTGTTAGAGGACCAAGTGGAGTTTCTTTATCTGTTACACCAGGTACAAATTCAACATCAACTCACCCTGGAGGTGATAAAATAGCAACTTTTACAGTTTCTGGTACATTGACAATTTCATAAAAAATATTTACTTTTGTTTTAAAAAAGTTAAGATATGTTAAGAAAGTAAATATGCAACTTCAAAATTATTATTGGTATTTTCAATCAGCAATTCCCTCTAGAATTTGTGATGAAATAGTTAAATATGGAAAATCTATTTCTGATCAAATGGCAGTAACAGGTGGTATGGGTAATAAAAATTTAAATAAAAAACAAATTAAAGATTTAAAACAAAAAAGAGATTCCAATATTGTTTGGATGAATGATAGGTGGATTTATAAAGAAATACAACCTTATGTTCATCAAGCAAATGCAAATGCCGGTTGGAATTTTCAATGGGATTACTCTGAATCTTGTCAATTTACAAAATATGAAAAAGGGCAATTTTATGATTGGCATTGCGATGGTTGGGATCGACCTTATCAAAGAGAACAAGGAGATCCATCACATGGTAAAATTAGAAAGTTATCTGTAACCGTAAGTTTGTCTGATCCTAAAGATTATAAAGGTGGTGAATTAGAATTTGATTTTAGAAATGTAGATCCAGATAAAAAACCTAATATTAGAAAATGCACTGAAATATTACCTAAAGGATCTTTAGTTGTATTTCCTGGTTTTGTTTGGCATAGAGTATGTCCAGTTAAAAAAGGATCCAGATATAGTTTAGTAATATGGAATTTAGGATACCCTTACAGATGAGTTTTCCAAAACAATTAGAATTAGAAGAATATTTTAAATGTCCTATATGGTGGGCAGATCAACCTAAGTATGTAAATAAATTAAATAAAGCTTCTGATAAATATATTAAACAATCTCAAAAAAATTTAAAAAAACAGATAGATAAAAGAAATAAAGAATTCGGAGATAAAGGAGATATGGGTTATGTATTTCATTCAACATCTTTAATTGGTGATTCTAAATTTGAACAATTACAAGATTATGTAGGAGCAACAGCACATAACTTATTATTAGAAATGGGTTTTGATTTAACTAATTTTGTAGTCTTTACAACAGAGATGTGGGTACAAGAGTTTGCTAAAAAAGGTGGTGGACACCATACTTTACATACACATTGGAATGGACACATATCCGGTTTTTATTTTTTAAAAGCAAGTGAAAGAACATCTTTACCAATTTTTGAAGATCCTAGACCAGGTAATGTTATGAATCTTTTACCGGAAAAAGATAAATCAAAAATAACGTATGCATCATCACAAGTACATTATAAAGTAAAACCAGGCAGAATGATTTTTTTTCCATCTTATATGCCTCATCAATATGCGGTTGATATAGGGTATGAACCATTTAGGTTTATACATTGGAACTGTCAAGCAATACCGAAAGGAGTTTTAAATGTCGTTCAAAAAAAATAAATATAGTGTTTTAAAAGAAGCTATCTCTAAAGAGTTAGCAGATTTTGTATATAAATATTTTCAAAACAAAAGAAATGTGGCAAGAGTTTTATTTGACTCTAGATATATATCACCTTTTACAGAGTATTGGGGAATATGGAATGATGAACAGGTGCCAAATACATATTCACATTATGCTGATATTGCTATGGAAACTTTATTACAACAAGTAAAACCTGTTATGGAAAAACACACAGGATTAAAATTATCTGAAACTTATTCTTATGCAAGAATATATAAAAATGGTGATGTCTTAGCTCGTCATAAAGATAGATATTCATGTGAAATATCTACAACATTAAATTTAGGCGGTGACTCATGGCCAATCTACCTTGATCCAACTGGAAAAAAAGGTCAAGCAGGTGTTAAAATAGATTTAAAACCAGGTGATATGTTAATTTATTCTGGTTGTGATTTAGAACATTGGCGAGAAGAATTTAAAGGTAAAGATTGTGGACAAGTATTTTTACATTACAATAAAGCAGGATCTAAAATGGCAAAAGAAAATGCTTTAGACAAAAGACCTTTATTAGGTTTACCAGCTTACTTTAAAGGCTTTACTTTACCAAAAAAATAAATATTATCTAATTTCGGGACAAAAGAAGTTTCCACCAAACCACCCTTTTGTCCCCTTAATTAATTACTATATTTTTCCTGTATTTGTTATATAATGTTTTTATTATGCCACTAACTCAATTAAATTTTCAACCTGGTATAGATACCGAAAACACAGAAACTGGTGCAGAAGGTAGATGGTCAGATTGCGATAAAGTAAGATTTAGAAAAGGATTACCTCAAAAAATAGGTGGTTGGACAAAATTTAGTCAAGCTAATTATGTTGGAGTAGGAAGAGCTTTAGAACAATGGTTTAATTTAGCTGGAGCAAGACTAGAAGCTTTAGGAACAGATAGAAAAGTTTATGTATTTGCGTCTGGTACGAATGCTGATATTACACCACTAAGACAAAGCAACTCTTTAACAAGTGTATTTAACACTACAGCAAACAGTGCTAATATTACTGTAAATCATACTGCTCATGGAGCTAAACTTGGAGATTTTGTAACTATATCTAATTGTTCAGTTGCAAATGTTGGAGGTATTGCAAACACGAGTATTGACGCAGAATATGAAATTGTTTCAATAACTAATGTTGATGCATATGTAATAACAAGCAATAATACAGCATCAGCAAATGTAACAACTACTGCAAATTGTACTGCTAAATATCAACTTTCTGTTGGACCAGATAAACAAACTTTTGGTTTTGGTTGGAGTACAGGAGCTTGGAATGTTGGAACTTGGAATACACCTAGATCAAGCTCTAATGTAACTATCGATATGAGACAATGGTCTATAAACAATTGGGGAGAAGATTTAATAATTACACAAAGAGATGGAAGTACATATTATTATGATAGCTCTTTAGGACTTTCTGACAATAGAGCAGAAGAAATAGCGAATGTTCCTACAGCAAGCACATTATCTGTAATTTCTACAGAAACAAGGCATTTAATTTTGATGGGAACAGAAACTGAAATCGGTAACACATCATCACAAGATAAAATGTTTATAAGATTTAGTGATCAAGAAAATTTTGAACAATTTACAGCTAATGCAACAAACTCTGCAGGATCACAAAGAATTGCAGGTGGTAGTGAAATAAGATGTGCTAGACCTGCTAAAGGTACTATTCTTATTTGGACAGATACTACAATGCATTCAATGTCTTTTGTAGGTCCACCTTTTATATTTGGTTTTAGACAACTTGGTAATGATTGCGGATCTGTTGGTTTAAATGCTGCGATAGTTGTCGATGATATTGCTTATTGGATGTCTGATGGACAATTCTTTAGATATGCCGGCGCTGTTCAAGAATTACCTTGTAGTGTTTTAAATCATGTATTTAATGATATAAATAAAACTCAATATGCACAAGTTTATGCAGGACAAACTTCTAATTTTTCAGAAATTATTTGGTATTATTGTTCTAGCAACTCGGATCAAGTAGATAAATATGTAATATTTAATTATTTAGAAAACAGTTGGTATTTTGGAAATTTAGAAAGAAGTACTTATCAAGATAATGGTGTAGAACTAAATCCATTAGCCTCTGAATATACAGCTAACTCTACAGCAAATACAATTTCACAAATAAATGGTTTAACAGCTGGAAGAAGTATAATTTACAGACATGAATCAGGAGTAGATGATGATGGTTCTGCCTTAGAAGCATTTATACAATCAGGTGATGGAGATATTGCTGACGGAGAAGAATTTAGTTTTATAAACAAAGTTATTCCAGATTTTCAAAATATGGAAGGTAATGCTGTAATTACCTTAAAAACAAGAGATTACCCTAATGATTCTAAGATTTCAGGAGAAGCAATTACAGTTAACAACACAACTAGGTTTTTTAATACTCGTATTCGTGGTAGACAATCTAGTGTAAGAATAGAAAATCAAAATGTTGGAGATAATTGGAGATTTGGAACATTACGAATTAATATAAGACCTGATGGAAAAAGATAAATATCATATAAGACAAGCAAAAATTAGTGATGCTGTAAAGATCAGAGAATGTTTAAGAACTTGGCTACACGAGGCACCTTTTAACTTTGGCAACATAAATAACACTAAAATACTAGAAAACATAGTATTTTACATTAAACATAATTTTGTTATAGTATTAGAAAAAGAAAATATTATTGTAGGTACACTAGCTGCAACGATAGATGATACATGGTATAGTGATAAGAAATTTTTAAGAACACTATGGTTACATGTTCTTCCTAAACACAGGAGCTATCCAGCCTTTCGTGCAATAATGTTGGTTTTAAAAGAGTATTCTTTAAAACATAATCTCACAACTATATTAGAGGTTATGCAAGGTAAAGATGTTTTTAAAAAACATAATGCTTTTTTAAAACTAGGTTACAAAAATATTGGAGGTACATATATAATCAATGGGTAGTCTTTTCCGACCAAAAACAACTGTTATTCAAGCGCCATCACAACAAACTGTGACATCGCAGATACCTGAATATTTTAAAGAAATACAAGAACGTGCTTTAAGACGTGCTGAAAATGTTTTTAATGTACCTTATGCACAATATCAAGGTCAACGTATAGCTCAACTAAGTCCACAAGAACAGCAAGTTGCAAATGTTTTTAGTACTCAAATTTTACCACAAGCAGGTCAATTAGCAAATATTGGTGCTCAGACTTTTGATACTGCAACTGCACAACAATATATGAATCCTTATACTAATAATGTAATTCAATCTACTATATCTGATTTAGGAGAAGCATTTCAGATGGGAGATAGAGCTTTATCTACAAGAGCTGTAGGTGCTGGAGCTTTTGGTGGTTCAAGAGAAGGAGTAGAAAGAGCTTTATCAAGAGAAAGATTTCAAGATCAAGTTGCTGATGTATCTGGTAGATTACGACAAGCTGGTTTTGAATCAGGAGCACAAAGATTTGCTGCTGATAGAGCAGCACAATTACAATCTGCACAGGCACAACTGTCAGGTTTAGCTGGTGCTGCAGCAGGTTTAGGTCAATTTGGTGCGACAGCTAGAGGAATAGAACAAGCTGCATTAGCAGAACAATATAGAGATTTTATAGAAGGAAGAGATTTCGAAGCAGGTCAAGTAAGACAAATGATTGGATCTTTAGCAGGTGCTCCTATAAGAACTTATGGAGAAGAAAGATCAGGTTTTGTTGGAACACCAGTAGGTGGACCTAGTACAGCAACTCAAATTGCTGGTGTAGGTCAAGCACTTGCACCGTTCTTTTCAGACATAAGATTAAAAGAAGATATTAAATTAATCGGAAAATCAGCTAGTGGTATAAATATTTATAACTTTAAATATAAAGGTGATAATACAACATATCAAGGTGTAATGGCACATCAAGTACCAGATGCTTCTTTAATACACGATAGTGGTTACTTAATGGTTGATTACTCTAAAATAGATGTTCAATTTAAAAAGGTAAACTAATGGCAACAGAAGATTTAGAAAAGGTAGAGGTTGAAGTCACTGGTAAAGCACTCGAAAACGAAAACAAAAAAGTTGAAGGAGATAAAAATGAAACTGGTGATAATGAAAAAAAAGGTTTTTTTGCTACCGTTGGTGATGCCTTTTCTTCTTTAGCAGATACTTCAAGAAAAAAATTAGATGAAATATATGATGATGATTCTAAAAGAACTCAATTTCTTTCTGGTTTAGAGACCATAATAGAATCCGGAAGTTATACTCCAATAACTCAAGCTAAATCACCTTTAGCAAAATTTGCAACTGGACAGAAAAAAGGTTTTCTTGCATCTAAAGCAATAGAATTACAAGAACAAAAAGCTTTAACAGATAGAATAAAAGCATTAAATACAGGTAAAGATAGAAGATACAGACCAATAGATGAAGAATTTATTTTAAAAGCATATGATAAATATCAAGATAATTTTGATAAAAGCAAAGCAGGTTATCAAGCGACAGAGACAGCTTATAATACTTTATTAAAATCTAAAAACTATGATATCACTGGTATTATGGAAGATTTCTTTCTACCACTAGAAGAAATTGCAATTGGTTTAGGATATGGAGATGTTATTACAAGATATAGACAGTCTAAAGCAGACAATAAAGAATATGTACCAAGCGCAGAAGAAATTGTAAAATTAAAACAAATATTTGATTCTACTTCTAAAACAAGAATATTAAGTAAAGTAAAAGATTTATATCCAGTTTCTAATGCAGACATTAATATATTATTAAAAGGACAAGGTAGTTTAGAAACAAATACAGGTGCATTAAAAGTATTACTATCTTCTGAAAAAGCTTTAGCTGATATAGAAACTCTTGCTTTTGATAAAGCACAAACTCTTGCTTTTCCAGGAGGAGATTTAAAAGGAGATGTTAATTTTAAAAAGAATGCAGCAGATGCAGCAGCAAAAGAATTAGCAGCAGAATACAATAAAGATGTATCTGATGAATTATTAAAAGAATTATATGGTAATACAGATAGAACAGATTTTAGAGTTATACAAGCTTTCAATTATAAAAATATTAAAGCTGATAAAAATTACGAAGGAAGTTCATTCGAAAAATTTTTAGAAGGTAAAGCAGATAAAATGAAAACGATTGAAAGTATTATAGAAAAAAATCAAAAGAAAAAAGAGTAGTAATGTGGCTGATAAAACTAAACTTAATGAAGAACAACAAAAAGATTTTGATACATTATTATCAAATAATGTAAAACCAGAGGACGCATATAAAATTGTAACTGGTGAATTTGAAGGTACATCCGCAGATTTATTTCCTAAATTAGATACTTCTTCTGAGCAATCAACTGATGCATCTATTCTTGCTGCTGATGGATTAAACATCGATCTTATTAAACCAGCTTCAGAAAGAGCTAATAAATCAATAAATCAAGTACAGATAGATGAAGTTGGTATTGAACAAGATGCTGGTTATATATCTGGAAAAGATTTATTCGAAGCAAATGGAATTGCTGCTGGTAAAGATACAGAGTTAGCAGCAAGTATAAGATATTTTGCTAGATTTGGTTTAAATAATTCACAGGCACAAGAAAGAAATTTTAAAAAATTAATTATTGATAACTTAAAACAAAATTATGATATCGAGACAATAAACAAATTTGCAGATGGTATCGAAGTAAAATATCAAACTTTAAAATTTGGTGGAAAAGAAGATCAAGGTTTAATTTATAGAATTCCAAAAGAATTAGGTGGAACTGGTTTTTTTGCAGCTGTTGATTCTCCACAAATAGGTCTTAGAGATTTTGCGGATGCAGGAGCTGACACTATGCCAATAGTTGCATCAATAGTTGGCGGTACTTTAGGAAGTTATGGTGGTCCTGCGGGTACAGTTGCTGGTTCTGCTACATCAGGTGCTTTAGCAGAGTATGCAAGATTAATGTATGGTTATCATAAGTTAGGTTTACAAAATGATATGTATACAGCAGAAGAATTTGAACAAGTTGCAAAAGATTCAGCAATTAGATATTTTGCATTAGATGCTGTAGCAACAACTGCTTTTTTAGGTGCTGCTAAATTAGTATTACCAACAATACTTGGTAAAAACTCTTTAAGCTCTAATACTTTAAAAGAATTTGTAGATGCAAAAGGAAAAACAAATAACGAAGTTTTAAAAAAAGTTACTAATGTAAAAAATAAATTTCAAAAAAATTTTAATCTAACAGAACAAGAAGCAAATGATTATTTTGCTGTAAGTTTAGGTAAAGCATTAATAGAATCACCAGCATTACAAAAGAAATCTAGAATTGCAAAAGGTCTTATTGCTGATGAAGTAGAGAGTATTAAAACAAAAGCAACATTTAGAACAGTAGAAGATAAAATAATTAAAGGAACAACTGGATTAAGAAATGTCGATAATACTACAGCAGATTTAATAATTGATGCAGCAGAATCAGAAGTTAAATCTGTATCACGTGCAGCATTAAATAAGGCTGAATTAGAAGCAGTAAGTAAAACAGATGATGTTTTAAAATTAGAAAAAGATACTATAGGAGATGCTGCAACAGATTTATTAGATAGATTTGGAATTACTATTGACGATAGTTATAGAGCTTTACAAGGAAGATTAACAGAGGTTGACAACGTCATAGATGATTATGTAACAGCTTATAAAGGACCTATTGATTTAGAGGGTATGACACCTGTTATAAAATTAATTCAAAAAGACAAAAAGTTTTTTGAGTTTGATGTTTTTCCAAAAGGTGAATTAAGACGTGTACCAGGTAAAACTGCTAAAACATATAAAGATGTAATTAATAAAAATAAATTAATTGCTTTAAGAAAAGTATTTGATAGAACAGGTTTAGCAGAAACATCAAAAGATTTTAAAACCTTAATCGAGGGTTTTACTACTTTACAAAAACAAGGAAAACTAACATTAAAAGATATATATGCAATGAAAAATGCAATTAATCTTTTAAGAGAAACATCAACAGGTAGAGCACAAGGTATTTATACCCAAATACAAGGACAAATGAACGAAATAATTCAAAATAATTTAATAAAAGGACCTGACAATGTAGCACAAGCCTTTAAAGATCAAATAAAATTAATTGGACAAAAACAAAATAATATATTTAAAAATTGGGGTAATGATTTTGGTGCAGGCGCTAATAGAACTAATTTTTCAGAAATGGTATCTGGTAAAAAACTTGCCGCAGAATCAGAAAGTTTATTTAAAAAGTTTGTTGATGATTCAAGTGTAGCAAGACAAAATGCTATGGAACTTGGTGAATTAATAACAAGTAAATTTTTTCCTGAGTCAACTACATTAACTGTAAAAAATTCTTTATATAGAAATTATTTTAATAATGTATTTCCTAAAGAAGGTGTACAGAAAATGTCACATGACGAGTTTGTTAAGAAATTTGGTAAAAACTATGAATCTATCTTAGGTAAACAAGAATATAATACTTTTTTCAAAAAGGCAAACAAAGTAATAAAAGGTTATGAAAATGCACAAAGTTTTAGATTAGATCAAAACACTGCCATTGCTAAAGCATTACCTGGTTTAAGTGTAGACGTAATTAATAATTCAGCACCAGGTCAAATTGTAAAACATATTATAGAAAGTTCTAATAAAAAAAATATAACAGCTTTAATGGCAGCATTACCAGATACTACTAAAGCAAATATTAGAACATTATTTTTAAATGAAATGATGGATAGCGCAACTGGTACAGGTAAAGCTGGTGGATATATTTATAAATCTACAGAATCAATAAACGGAGAAAGATTGTTAGAATTTATGAGAAAAAATAGAGGATCAATTAAACAATTATATAATGATAATTTTTATAATACTTTTTTAGAAATGGGTAATGTTTTAAGAATGTTACAAGAGCCATTGGAACGTGGATCAATAACAGGTGGCAAAGGAATAACAGATGTTGCTAATCAAGCTGGATTATTTGTTGATATATTTGCAGGACCATTAAACCATAAAAGATTAATCTTAAATAGAGTTGCTCGTATAATGGATTTATTTAAAATAAATTCAGATAATTTATTTTTATTTACCGATTACGGAAAATTTATAGAGGCAGCCAAAAGAAATTTCTTAGGCGGTAATTATCCTAGATTTTTAGATAACATGGGAATTAAACAAAGAGCTACTGTAATAGATAAAGTTTTGAAAAAGATTAAAGTAGATAACAGCGAAGGCATAGGTAAAGCTTTATCAAAATATGCAACCGCAGATAATTTAATAGATTATGCTAATTTTGGATTTAACAGAGGTATGGGTGCAAGAAAAATGTTTACTGGTAACCCTATAAGAAATCCTATGGTTTATAAAGAATATGCAAAAGATAAATATGAAGAAGTAAGAGGTATGGATGATATGGAAAATAATGCTGATGTTTTTTATCCAATCGATATATCAGGTAAATTTGCGATAGAAGCTTTACAATCTGTATTTAGTAAAATTGGTAAAGGTGGTAAAATTGTTAGAGAGGCTGTTTCTGGAGCTAAAGAAGAAAAAGAAAGAGATTTTGAAAAAGAGGAATTTGAAAAGAAATATGGCAACTAGAAAAAAAATAACTACTGCAACAACAGCACATATTCGTATTGATAATCACGAAAAACTTTGTAGAATAATGCAAAAAGAAACACATGATAAAATAGAAGGTTTGGCTAAACAGATTTCAAGATTAGAAAAAATACTGATAGGTGCTGCGGCTTTAATAATGACAGGTTTAGGATCAACTTTAATACAACTTATTATAAATGATTAAAAAAAACAAAGGGTGTCTTTGTGAAAATTTAGCAGTAGTATGGTTACAAGAACAAGGTTATTATGTATTTAAAGGAAGTCAAACACACTGCGCTATTGATTTAATTGCTGTAGATCCTAGAACTTTAGAACATAAATTTTTTGATGTAAAAATGTTAGGTAAAAGAAAAGACGGAAGTATTATAGCTCGTTCACCTAGAATTAAAGACAAAAGGGTGCATATTTTATCTGTAGACTTACAAAATAAAAAATGTAGAATAGTGCCTAAAAGAAAAGCAATATGGAATTAAGAAAAAAAACAGATATGTTAGTTATACATTGTGCTGCAACTAAAGCTACAATGGACATTGGCTATAAAGAAATTCGTAAGTGGCACGTAGAAGATAGAGGTTGGGATGATGTTGGTTATCATTACATTATTAGACGTGATGGTAAAGTAGAAGTAGGTAGACCAGAAGGTTTTCAAGGAGCACATGCGCCAGCAGTAAATTCAAGAAGTATAGGTATTTGTATTGTAGGTGGTATGGCGAAAGATGGTGGACCAGAAAATAATTTTACATTAGAACAATTTATATCTTTAAAAGAATTAATATTAAAATTAAAAAGAACAAATCCTAACGTAGTAGAGATAGTAGGACATTGTGATGTACAAGATAATAAACCTAATTGTCCAGGTTTTAATTTAAAAGAATGGTTACATAAAGAGGATATTAATGTGGCTTAATATTGCAGCAAAGTTAGTTCCTGGTATGATTAAAACAGGAATGTCTATTGCTTCAAATAGAAGAAAGACTAGAGAGTTAGAATCAGTTGCAGAAATGAAACATGCAGAACGTATGGCCTCTGGAGAATTAGAATATAAAAAAGCAGTAATACAAAATAATCAACAGGGATGGAAAGACGAGTTTGTTTTAATTTTGGTGTCGGCTCCTGTTATGTTATTAATATGGTCTATATTTAGTGATGATCCAGAAATTATGCAAAAGGTAGATATGTTTTTTGATAAATTTAACAATATGCCATTTTGGTATCAAGCATTGTTTATTGGTGTAGTATCTGCCATCTATGGTTTAAAAGGCGCTGACATAATTAAAAAGAAATGATAAAAAAATTTTTACATAAATTAATTGAAAAAATCTTTGGAAGAAGATGTAAGTGTAAATCTAAATGTAAAGATTAAATTTCTTTAAATAATTCTTTCCAGTTATCACCAGTTATTTGATCTGCTAATTTTTTCTTTGTATTTAAAGTTTTAATTATCTTTTCATCTAATGTTTTAGGGCATACAAAGTCTATATATAATACTTTATCTTTTTGACCAATTCTATGTGCTCTATCTTCTGATTGTAATCTAACTTCCATATCATAAGTATTGTTAAAATAGATAACAGTTTTAGCATTTGTTAAAGTTAAACCATAGCCTCCAGTTCTAGGTTGTCCTATAAAAAATCTAATCTGACCTTTTTGAAATTTCTCTACAATGTTTTGTCTTTCTTCTGATGGTGTATCGCCAAAGTAAGTTGCAACCTTATTTGCACCATATTTTTTGGCCAGAGTATCACGGATCAATTTAATAGAATTACGATATGTTGCCCAAATAATAATGTTACCTTGCGTTTCTTCTATTACATTCATAAGCTCATTTATTCTCGGATTTTCACCTTCTATATTTTCTATAATTCCATCATCAGTTTTAACAAAACCACATAATATCTGTTGTAATCTAAGTATTCGTGTGATAATAAGAGGCGCAGTCACTAATTTCTCACGTTCTAGTTCTAGTATAGCACGTTTTTTTAGTAATGCATACATGCGCCTTTGAGCCGGCGTCATGTCGATATGTCTAATTTGTCGTAATTTAGCTGGTAAATCTAAACATTCTTCTTTAGTTACTCTAAAAGAATGTTTATCAAGTATTTTTTGTAACTCGTCTAGTCTTTGATAACCTACTACTTCGTCAAAACTATGAGAAGATAATCTTCGTCTTTGTATAACACAAAAAGTATTTCTATAAGCATAGAAACTATTTTGTAATATGTACTCATCTAAAAAATTTATCTGAGACCACAAGTCTAGAGGTCCTTGGGTCACTGGTGTACCAGTTAATATTCTTCTATATTTTGCAAGTCTACCTAATTTAAGACATGCTTTAGTTCTTCTTGCTGTTCTATTTTTAATATTAGTGCTTTCATCTACACATAAAAATGCTTTACTTGAATTTAATAATCTGTGTAAATAATTTTTACCTTTATCAGTAGAAAGAGCTTCTATGTTAATTATAAAGAATTTAAGTTTAACAGATGGTTTTAAAAAATCGATAAGTTTATCCACATTCGTTTTAGTTTCGACAGGATTCCAAATACATAAATCTGTAAAACTAACAACATCCTCTGGCATGTGTGTTTTAAACTCTGAAGCATGCCAATTACGATAAACACCTTTAGGGGCAACAATGATAGCAGTATCAATATCACCTCTACGATAAAGATAGGCAATGTTATCAATAATAACTTTAGACTTACCTGTACCTTGTTCCATAAATAAAGCATAGTGTGTTTTATCTTTTGATTTAATAAACGCATTATACTGATGTTGGTAAGGTTTTGTTTTAAAGTTATACCTTAAAAATTTTTTTTCGTCTATAAATTTAACTTGCATATACTCTTTCTGTTTTCTAATTAATAATTTACTTTATATAGAATTTACTTTATAAGTAAATCTAAAAATGAGAAAGGAGAAAATATGGCGAGAGTTTTTGTAGTGCAAGAAAATCCAAATGTAAATATTCTTGCAGCTGGTCATTATGGAGAGCTTATACCTCTATTAAAACCTGGCAAACAAATTACATTGTCATCTGCTCCTGTAGTAAGATTGTTAAAATCTAAATTAAAAGATTATAGCGATAAAGATTTTATACTTGCTATGGGTGATCCAGTTGCAATTGGTATAGCAGCAATTGCAGCCTCAGATAATAATAATGGTAAAGTAAATATACTTAAATGGGATAGAGAGAATAAAGCCTATTATAATGTATTTATAGACTATTATCAGAAAGGAGAAAATGATGTCTAAGAAAAAAACTTGGATATTTGATGCTGTAGAAAAGCACAAAAAGAAAAAACTTGAACCAGTAGGTTTAGAAACTGTTACAGCTATTGGAAACAAGTTGGTAGAGAAAAAAAGAAATCTTGAAGCAGAAGAGGAAAGATTAAAAGAACTCAAAGCTGAAATAAGAGAGATTGAAGAAAGAGAACTACCAGATGCTATGCAAGCCTGTAATGGTATGACTAGATTTGATTTAAAAGACGGAAGTCAAATTAAAGTCAAAGATGAAATCTTCTGCTCTATTCCTAAAGATAAATTATCAAAAGCTTTATCTTGGTTAGAAAAAGAAGGACATGCAGGACTAATTAAACACGATGTTAAAGTTAGTTTTGCTAAAGGAGAGTATGATCAAGCTGATAAGTTAATAAAGGTATTATCTAAAAATTTTAAGAATATACCTTATGACGAAAAAAGTAGTGTTCATCCTCAAACTTTAAAAACATTTGCAAAAGAAAGATATTCATTAGGAGAAACTTTACCAGAAGAATATTTTAATGTTTATGAAGCTTCTATTGCAAAAGTAACACTCGGAAAGGAGAAATAATGAGTGATAAGATGGTAAAAAAATCAAATAGCGAATTATCTATTGGAGATATTAATGCTGATTTGATAGTAAAAAATGCTGGTAAAGGTTTACAAAATGTTAGTAACGATGACATTACGATACCTAGACTAGCGATCATACAATCTGGCTCACCTCAACGTAAGAAGAAAGATGAGAAATACATTGAAGGTGCAGAAGAGGGTATGATATTTAACACTGTAACTAATGAGGTATACGAAAAAATTGAAGTAATACCTTGTGGTTATAGAAAAACATATGTAGAGTGGGTACCTAGAGATAAAGGTGGAGGTTTAGTAGAGGTACATGATACTAAACCAGAAGGTACTACTACAGATCCTAAAACTAGAAAATCGATGTTAGGCGAAAATCAAATTGTTGATACAGCAGAACATTTTGTTTTAGTAAAAACTAGCAAAGATTCATATAGTCCTGCTGTTTTAACTATGACATCTAGTAATTTATCTGTTTCTAGAAAATGGAATACACTTTTAAAAATGAAAAGAATAAATGTAAAAGGCCAAACTGTAGATGCGCCTTCTTTTCTTTTTAGATTTGCATTATCAACAGTAGAGGCAGAGAATGATCTAGGTAACTGGCATAAATATAAGTTAGAGGAATTAGGCATGATTGAAAGTAAAGATACTTTCAGAGAAGCAGAAACTCTTGCAGATTCAGTTACTCAAGGAAAAGTAAAAGCATCAGAACCTATTGATGCTGATACAGGTACAGATGATACGAAAACACCATTTTAAGTATGTCTGTAGAAAATCTTTATAGGATATTTCCAGGTTTAAATCGGGCTTATGGTCTTTTCTTTATAACAGAAAGAAAAGGACCTAAGCTTGATGGCTATGGAAAAACTATTAGGGAAGAATATAAAAAAGAATTATGGGAACATCATCTATCAGGTAAAAACGGTTTAGGTGTTGTTCCTATAAATGAGAATAATAAATGTAAATGGGGTTGTCTAGATGTAGATGACTATTCTGTTAATATAGAAAAAATTTCTAAACAATTTGTAAAAAAAAATTTAATAGTCTGTAGATCAAAATCAGGTGGTGCACATATTTTTATATTTACTAAAAAATTTGTAAGTGCTAAATCTATGATAGATAAACTTAAAGATATTGCTAAAGCATTTGGTTTTATAAAATACGATTTAAGACCACAACAAACTAAATTATTAGATGATACTGACGTAGGCAGTTGGTTAAATATGCCTTATTTTCAAGGAGATAATACCGACAGATATGCTGTATATGATGGTTCAGCTCTAAGTCTTGATCACTTTATTAAATGGGTAGATAAATTTTCTGTTGATTCTTTAGAAGATATTGATTTAAAATTTATAAAAAAATTAAATAAATCCAATGAAATTTTACCGGGTGGACCTCCTTGTTTACAAGATTTACTTTCTCAAGGTGCTTTAGGAGAAGGTAGTAGAAATAATGGATTATTTAACATAGGTGTCTATTTAAGAAAAAGATTTCCAGAAGAATGGCAAGATAAATTAGAGCAATATAACGATGATTACATCGACCCTCCACTTAAACCTAGAGAATTTACAACTGTATTAGAAAGTTTAGATAAAAAAACATATAATTATAAATGCAAAGATAGTCCGATAAATTCTGTTTGCAATAAAACTAAATGTATTACTTGTGAATTTGGTATTAATGATGATGGAACAATGCCTGTTCTTAATAGTGTTACAAAGATTTTAACTAATCCACCTCAATATTTTTTAACACTATCTGAAAAAAAAATAGGTCCTTTATCTAGTAAACAAATTTATAATTTCTTAGATTTTAAACAAGTAGTTTTTGAAAATTTAGATATGTTATTACCTAAAATAAATGATAAATTATGGACTGAAACAGTAAATGATTTAATGTCAAGAGTAATACCTGTAGAAGCACCAAAAGATAGTAGTAACGAAGGTAGATTATTTGATTTATTAGAAAAATTTTGTACTGGTTCAACGTCATCTAGTGATATAGAAGATATATTGCGTGGTAAAGCAATTATACACGAGAAAGTTACAGAGTTTAGAATTAATGATTTTATGGAATTTTTAGATAGACATAGATTTAAAGAATTTAAATTAAATGAAATTACTGCTTATCTAAAAAATTTAGGTGCAGAGCATGATTCTAAAAAAGTAAAAGGTAAATTTTTAAATACTTGGTCTGTTCCTAACTTTGAAATGCAAACTGAACAGTTTACACAACCAGAAATAAAAAAAGAGGCATATGAATAAAATAATAACTATGTTAATAATTTTAATTTTGTTATCAAGTTGTGTTAAGGATTATGATTTTAATCCTTGGACAACTGTTGTAAATCACTTAATAAAGGAAAATTATGAATAAACAAAGAGCAATTAATATTCTTCTTGATTTTGCTAAAAATTATGATAAGGATTGGTACGCAGTAGATAAAGATGGTTTAACTGCAGCAATAATCTTTTTAGAAAAAGATAATGTGAAAAATAAAAAAGACGCAAAAATTAAAATAGAAGGCCTTGAATTTAATTTATTGAAAGGATAGTAATGTATATTTTTTTTGATACAGAAACTAATGGTTTATGGAGACGTGATTTAAATCCAGAACATGAAGATCAACCTAAGTTAGTTAGTATTGCGTATCAAGTTTGCGATGATAATGAAAAAGTAATAGCTCAACAGTCTTGTAGAATAGAACCTAATAAAAAATTTAAAATACCAAAAGAAGCAACTAAGGTAAATGGTATTACTACAGAGGAAGCACAAAAAACTGGCATTAAATTAGAATTACCATTAGCAACTATGACTTATTTTATGTCTAAATGTCATACTATTATTGCACATAATTTAGCATTTGATTTACAAATTATTGTAAGAGAATTTAATCAGTTAGGTTTTATGTATAAAATACCTGATAATACACATTGCACTATGATGTCAGCTAAAAATGTTATGAAACTTAAAAGTGAATTTAAGGATTATAAGTTTCCTAAATTAGAAGAATGTTTTAAATTTTTTTTTCACGGTGGAGAACAACCTTATCACGATGCTTTACTAGATGTTCAATTATGCAGAGAGCTTTATTTTTATATGAAAAGAAAAGATATAGAATTACTAAAACATCAAGAAATACCAAAAGAGCTTTTAAAAAGAATAGATGGTCAACAATATAAAAATTTAGTTAAATTTTTACACGCAATAGATTATACTAAGTTAAATGCTTGGGAAAGTGATTTTTGTAAATCAATGATAGATAAATTAGATAAATATGACGAACATATTTTATTATCTAGTAAACAACACGAAGTAATTAGAAATATTTATAAGAAACATGGATAATACTGTTAAAATATTTGGTAGTCCCGGAACAGGTAAAACTACTACTCTTTTAAATATACTAGAAGAAAAAATTTCTGAAGGATACGAAGCAAATAAAATAGGTTTTTTTTCTTTTACAAGACGTGCTTTAAAAGAAGCAAGAAACAGGGTTATAAAAAAATTTAATTTATCTAATGATGATTTAGAATTTTTTAGAACTATTCATAGTCTTTGTTATAGAACATTAAATATAAATAGTGGTCAAGTTTTTAAAGGAGAACGTGTAAGAGAATTTAGTGAATTAGTTAGAATAGAAATGTCAGGTGTATCTGAAGAAGATAATTCTGGTTTATCTGTTGGTGGTAAAAGAGGTGATTTACTTTTATTTTGTGATGAGGTCAGTAGATCAAGCGAAAGAAATTTAAAAGAAGTGTGGAAAGAATTAGAGTGCGAACATAGTTGGCACGAACAAGAATTTTTTTCTATGGCTTTAAAAAATTTTAAGAAAAAAAAGAAACTTCTTGATTTTACAGATATGCTTGACGCATTTATAAAAGAAGAACATATACCAAAATTAGATATTATTTTTGTAGACGAAGCACAAGATTTAACAACTAAACAATGGAAAGTAATTGAAAAGATAAGTCAACATTGTAAAGTTAGATATATTGCTGGTGACGATGATCAAGCGATTTACAGATGGGCTGGTGCTGATGTTAAAAAATTTTTATCTATAAATGGTAATATTAAAATATTACCAATAAGTTATAGGCTTCCTAAAAAAATACATAAATTAGCATGTACTATTTCACATAGAATATCACTAAGACAGATAAAAGAGTGGGGTTGTAAAGATGAAGAAGGAAGTATAACAGAAATTACTTCAATAGAAGATGTTGATATGTCTAAAGGTGATTGGTTAGTTTTAGCAAGATCAGGATATCAATTAAGTAGAGCAGAATCATATTGTAGAAGAATGGGTTGGTTTTACGAAAAAGGTCATCATGAATTTAGAGCTAATAGATATGTAATTGCAATTAGAGCATGGTTGTCTTTACAAGAAGGTCTTACAATTAATTATGACGAATTAAAAAAATTATATTCTTGTTTAAGAACTGGTGTTGGAGTTAAAAGAGGTTACAAAAATTTAAAAGGCATAGACACTGAATTAGATTTTAATTTAGATTATTTAAAAGAAAATTGTGGGTTAATTGCAGAGGGAGATTGGCAAAACATTTTACACGGTCTTGATCCATCAGATTTATTAATGTTCGAATCACTGGTAAAATCTGGTGATATATTTAAAAATAAAGCTAGAATTAGGTTATCAACAATACATGGAATGAAAGGTGGAGAAAGCGAAAATGTAGTGGTAATATCTGATATTTCTTATAAAACGTGGAAAAAATTATCAGTAGAACCAGACGATGAACATAGAGTTTTTTATGTTGCTATTACAAGAGCTAAAAAAAATTTGTTCATTTTGCAGCCAGAAACAAAGTATAGTTACGAATTATTATGAAAGCATTAGGAACATATATTTTTGCAGGAGGTTTTACAATCGGAGTAAGTAAACATTTTAATGTTCAAGCACATTTCGAAGGTAAACCTGCTGCGTATAAAAAAACTTTTCAAGCCAATTATCCTAACATACCTATTTTCGAAGGTGTAGAAAATTGGCCTAGAGAAAAATATAAAAACAAAATAGATTTTGTTTATTGTAATCCACCATGTGCACCCTGGTCTAATTTAGGTGGCGCACAAAAAGGCGCAGGTGCGTGGAGAGATGATCCTAGAATTGCATGTTGGAGAGATAGTTTTAATTTATTAAAAGAATTAAATCCTAAAGCTATTGCAATCGAATCAGTGCCTAGAGTTTATAGTAAGAATGGTGGTAGACCGATGATCATGGAATTTACTAAGGAAGCTAATGATTTAGGATATCAAGTTACTCATTTATTAATTGACGGTGGTTTTACTGGTTTAAATCATAGCAGAAAAAGATTTTTTTTCATAGCAACTAAATACGATTTAAATGCAGGTGGTTTAAATTTTCAACCATTAAGAACTACAAAAGAAGTTTTAGATTCATTTAGAGAAGAACATGGTAAAGATATTGGACATCTAATGAAACTAGGTAAAAACGAAATACCTTATTTAAAATATTGTAATCAAGGTGAAAGTTTAAGAGTAACTTGGGAAAGATATAATCCACCTGAAACATGGGTAAGAGGTGGTATGCGTGGTGGTGTAAAAGGTAGACCACAATTTATGAAATGGAGATTAAAAGAAGATGCTCATATACCAGTAATAGCAGGTGGCTTTTATATTCACCCAACCGAAGATAGATTATTCGGTCATAAAGAATTAGCATATATGGCAGGTTACCCTGTAGATTATAATTGGGAAGGACCATCATCTAGTATAGGTTCACAAATTGCAAGAGGTGTTATGCCTCCTGTAGCTGAATATGTAGCAAGAATAATTAAAAATAGTATAAAAGATAAAAGTAAAGCAAAAGAAGAATTAAAAATTGTAGATTATAGAAAAGCACCAGAACAAGAGAGTTTGCTCTAATGACTGATGTTGATATGTTTGATGATATGGATAAAGACACTTTAATAAAAGATATTGATGCATTTCATAAAAAATATGGTTTTAAAAAAAATGATAGTGTTTCAATACCAGATGATAACGAATTAGTAAATTTTAGAACATCTTTTCTATTAGAGGAACTTGCAGAATATACTCAAGCTATAACTAAAAAAGATACCGCAGCAGCATTAGATGCTTTAGTTGATATAGTTTATATAGCTTTAGGAACTGCATGGCTTTTTAATTTACCTTTTGAAAAAGCATGGGAAGAAGTACAAAAAGCTAATATGAAAAAAATTAGAGCTAAAAGTAAATCAAAAAAACGTGGTACATCTTTTGATGTTGTAAAACCAAAAGGTTGGACACCACCAGATATAGAACAAGTTATTTACGAAGAAAGAGAAAAACAACGTGAAGATACTAATAACAGGTTTTAATGCATTAGCTGTCGGTACAGCTAGAAGTACATTAAATATTTCTACTTCTGCAAGAATTTTACCGACAGTTTTAAAAGACTTAGGACACGAAGTAACTCAAAAAGCAATAGTCCCGGGAGAAGATGTATCACAATATGATAAAGTTTTTGTATTTGTGTTTGGTCCTAATAGTTTATCAGCACGTTTTTGGTATGGTGCGGCGTACACTTTAATTAAAAGACCTGACGCAATTGTTTCTATTGATGATTGGCAAACAAAAGATTCAGTAAGTGGTTTCGGAACTTTTAGCAGAGGACATTGGAGAATATGGAAAAAATTAAGTAAAGCAGGTAATCCTGTAGGAAAAGTAAATTGGGACGAGGCTCAGGCTTATAAGAAAGAAATAGAGGATTTAGTTGATACATTTGCTTTTGAAGAATGGCCGCATAAATTATTAATACCAGCATATGATGGAGGTAATTATGAAACTTTAGGAATGAGAGCTAAAGAAATAATCAATTGGGATCCTTCAGTATATTGTGACTTACACTTAGAACATCCTGATTTAGTAAATTTGTTTTCTAATCAAACTTCAGAACGAAAAAAACATTGGGCTTGTGCTAGTCTAGTAAGTAAACAAAATTGGTTAAAAAATCAAACATTTAAATGGCCAGTTAAAACTTACGGTAATTTAAAAGAAAAACAAGAAAGATTAAAAGAACACGAACTTTACGCAGAATATTGTAAAATTTGGGGCATAATAAGTCCACCTCATTATCACACATTACAAGGTAGTGGTTGGTGGAGAGTAAGATATAAGATGGCTCTAGATGCTGGTTGTATAATTTATGGACATCCCTCTGAAACTAACATCTTAGGATTTGTTCATGATTTAAAAAATATAGAAAATTGTAGTAGCGATGAATTAGTTAATATATTTAATACTCAAGCTGAAATTTTAAAAAAGAAGTTTTGGACTAAAGAAAGAACGAAAGAATTTTTTAAATGTTTACTAGAGGAATAATTGTATTCGAAGGACCAGATGGTGTAGGTAAAACTACATTAATAAATCACATACGAAAAAAATATGATAACTCTTATTACATGCATTTAAGAGTACATAAAAATATGAAACTTTGGCATACAGCGAGTGCAAGATTAGCGATAAGGAAAAGATTAGAGGGTTATCTGGTTTTATTAGATAGACATTGGCCTAGTGAACAATTTTATTCTTATATAAGAAGTAATGGTCCAAGTTATGATCCAAAATTTTTATACAATAGATTGAAAGATGCTGGCACAAATTATGTTTGGTGTATGCCTGAAGATAAGACGCAAGTAAAAGAAAATCATAGAATAAATAGAACTAAAAGATCAGAAGAATATTGGGACATAGATAAAGTAATTGATGGATATTATCATGTATGGTTTTCAAAAGTAAAAGTTAATAATTTTATTTGTGATCTTTCTCCTTTAAATAAAAGAAAAGATTTTATCAGATATGATATGTTTAAAGATGGTCATAAATTAGATGAATTTACAGATAAATTAATAAATGAAAGATATAGATATTAAATATAAAAGAAAACTCTGGCAAATTTACAGACAACCAGAATTTATAAGCAAGCCTAGAAATCTTAAATGTTACGAAGTTTTAAATGATGACTGGTCTGTTGATATGGACGACCCTGTTATTACATTGCCAGAAAGAAAATTAAGTTATGATTTTATGATGGCCGAGGCAGCTTGGATGTTAGAAGGTAGAAATGATGTAGAAACTGTAAGTAAATTTGCTAATTCTATTAAAAGATTTAGCGATAATGGTATAACTTTTTATGGAGCATATGGTCCTAAAATTATAGATCAGTGGCCTTATGTATTAGATGCTTTAGAAAAAGACAGAAATACGAGACAAGCTGTTATAAATATATGGAGAGAAAATCCTAGATCAAGTTTAGATGTGCCTTGTACTCTTTCTTTACAATTTTTTTTAAGAGAAGCAAGTGATGAATTATGGTTACACACTACTGCTACAATGAGAAGTAACGATGTATGGTTAGGTACACCTTATGATACTTTTAACTTTTCAGCAATAAGTTTTTATTTATGCCTATTATTAAATCAAAGAGGATTAAAATGTAAACTCGGTAAATTAACAATACAAGCAGGTAGTAGACATCTATATGAAACAGATGCTCATAAATTAGATAATGTTTTAATTTCTACACATAACGAAAATAGAATTTTCTCTATGAATGATCTAATACATAGATATAAAAATAGACCTAACTCATTTATTAAAG